GTGTCTGCTGTTCCTGCATCTTCTGCAAACCTGGCGGAGTCTGCCCAGTTTCCTGTTGGAACTGCAACATCATCATCATGGATGGTGGGACTCCTGCCATTTGGGCTTTTTTCAGCAAGTCGGGCGTATAAGCAAAATCAGATACATTCTTATAACCCATTGTTTCGATTAACCTGTCAAACGCAAAAGCGGCATGAGTAATATCTGCCATGCCAGACTTAATTACTTGCGGATACATATTCAGTAATAACTGCAAGTTCTGGTATTGCTGTTGTTTCGTCCCTGCTGCCACGCCGACATTTACGGTAATATCAATAGTGCCTTCCAAGTCATCGGGTGTAACAGGTTTCTTTTGGTCTGTAACACGAATAAATGTTTCATCTGTTATAAACATTTGATTCATCTTTATCATGTGACGGAATAACTGTTTAACACCTGTTTCCGCAAACATACGAGCAATCAACTCTAACCGTTGGTTACTAGCGTTCATAATCTGCGTGATACCTGTAGCGGTCTTATTCAAAGAAGAAGCATCCATCCCTTGGTTATATTTTGTAATACCTGTACGGTTTTCTTTTAACCCCTGCAAGGTTTCCAAGAAAGCGAAGACTTGTGGCTGCAATGGTTCTATAGGACTCCACTTAACTGCCTGTGACGGGTCGCCATTAACTCTAACGGCTTTCCTTCCGTCAATAAATTCGCTCGGGTCAAGCATTACATCCACATTGACAAAGGCTTGCTTATCATTATTGGTAGCAATATTAAAGATAATCTGCTTTAAGAGTGCAGTATTAAGGTCTTGAATCTCGCCCACCAAATCGGCAATGCCACGCTTAGGGAACAATCTTAGGGTGTCACGAATAGGACTGATAGCAAAGAAGGGGTGTCTTCCCATCGTATTTTCTTCCAATCTAACTACTGTTTCTTCAACGATGGTAATAATAATATCTTCTAAGATACCGTCATTGTTTACATCGGTTTTGACATAACATTCATAAAGCAGAAATTCCTGTTTTGCTTCTTCTGTACCACTATCGTTCACCTTGTCGTAGGCTCTAGGGTTAAGGTCTGTTTCATAGTTAGTCCTGCTAACTGTACCGCCTTCGCCCCCCTCTTCGAGAACCTTATCGATATTTTGGAAGATGCCCTCACGTTCCCTTCTGCGAAGGTAATCTAAGGTAACAATCTTCCTATGTGCTACAAAGTCGATATTATCTAAGGTTTTCGCTTGCGGAGAGAACCTAAACTCACTAGGGGGAATAACCTCTAGTTTTGGTTGATTCTTCGTAACATTTGTAGTTTCTTCATATTCAATATTAATAATTCCCGGGGCAATCTTCTCTACGGTAAGAACATTAATTTTAGGGTTAAGTTGCATCTGCATTAATTGTTCTTCCGTTACCACGAGTTGTTTTGTTTCAATGGTTGCTTCTCGTTCCCAATAACATTTTAAAAAGCCGATGTTATCTATAAGGGCGTTCTTAATCCAGTCATAGAAAATCAAAAAGCCATCGTTTATTCTTTCTAATTGATATTTGATAAGTTCTCCGTTTATTTTTGCCGCTTTCTCGTCTTTCTCGCTATTAACCCCTTGAAGTTTGCAGATGTCTTCGCTACCAAAGAACACCTTAACTAACGAAGGAATAGCCCATTCCACGGTATCGTGGAAATCGCTTGCGGTTACATCGGAGATTTTAGAGAGTTTAGGAAACTTGTTTTCATAATAATTCCTGTCGCCCTCGAAAATCTTATGGCGTTTAATTACATCTGGTTCAATTTCATTCTCATAGTAATCATCCGCACGTTCAATCTCTTTGAGGACATTTAGTCGAATCTCTTCTAACTTTTCCTCAGACATACCATACTCTGTCATCTCTGGGGCTGTCGTGTCTGGTAATTGGTCTAAAGAAGTATCACTAAAAGCATCCTCTTCTACAACGGGGGCTTGTGAAGTCCCTTCCACATTTTCTACTGTAGGGGGTGTTACAGGATACTGCGGGGCTTCTGCCGCAAACCCTTGCCCTGCGGATTGGTTCATTTGTTCATTAATGAACTCATCTGGGTTTGGTACAATTTCTGGCTGTTGATATACGGGCATTTTCCACCTCCTTACATAGAACCTGCATACAGGTTATTTTTCCATTTCCCCCTATTCTTAATAGGAGGTACGGTTATCTGTTCAAAATAGGCCAATGTGTCTAGCAAGTCATCGTGAAGACCATGAGGAAAAGCAAGCATTTCTCCTTGGAGTTCGTCCCACCACGTTCCTGCATCTCGTGGAATCCAGATAGACCCTGCTGAAAATCTTGGTTGGAGAGTCGAGATTCGTTCTTCCTTTTTTCTCTGTGCCTTTAACGGAGTCACCGTGAAGAACATATTTCTCTTCGGCATCTCCTTCTCCAAGTAATGGTGTACAGATGCTTGGTAGGCAACCTTTTCTACGCCGACTTTCTGTGGACTCCATTTGCCCACCATTTTGAAAATCTCATCAATTGTTTGCGTAGGGTCAAACCTTCCAAACGAACAATCAAGAACAAACCAATGATTGTCTTTATTTACCCCTAACACCATAATAGAGGTATAGTCAGCAGTAGACTTTTGGCTGATTGCCAAGTCCACCGCCATATATATATTTAATTGGGGAATCTTTAAATCTTTCCAATCGTAGAATTTAAAGTATTCCTTCTTAAATAACTGGGTATCAGGAGATATACTTTCACACATACGCTCTCTGTACCATGTATCCATCTTCCCCAACTTTTCGTAAGTATTGCGCTCTTTGTCAATAAACTCGACCGTATACTTACCAGGCCATGTGGGACTGCCCTCTTTTATGACAGGGATTCTCTCGGCCTTAAAGCCTAAGTAGTCCTTATTAGCAATAACACGTTCAATTAAACAACTTTCGCCTAAGTTATTGCCTATCATAAATATTCTGCATTTCTTTCCTAAGAAAACCACATCGGACAAAAACCATTCATAGTCCTTATCTAAGACCGTTTCAGAGTTCATATCCTCTAAGTCCTGTGGGTCATCTATGATAACAAGTTTAGGTCGGGACTCACCGAACAAAAGGCCACGGACGGAAGACCCTTTGCCGTAGGCATCTATTCTTACGGTTATCTCCTTGCCATAAATATCTTTCACAACAACTTGGAAAGTTCTCTCGTTATTCTTCTTTACCGCCACAAGGTTAGCGTGAAGTTTAGGGTCTGCCAGATAAGTTTCTGCTAAGTCGTTAAGACGAGCGGAAGCCGTTGTCTGGTTTGCCATGATAATAACGATAAAGTTATATTGCTCACTTGGGAAAACTAGTCTGTACAAAGAGTGCGCTCTAATTACTAGAACTGACTTGCCAGATTCACGGAAAGCCTCGGTAGCAAAATGTTGTCTACCGTGTAACAGGATGTCGCTCCATTCATAATGGAAAGGAGCAGGGTCGCTCTCATCTGGACTGGGCATGAAAATCTTGCGGAAATCCACAAGGCTTTTGTATGCCAGTTCTAGGGCTTTAGCCTCGTCCTGTATTACTTTCTCTTCTTCTGGTGTCATCTATGGTGAAGCCCTCCTAAAATATAAGATTAAGTTTTGCGGCAAGGATTTGCACCTTACAAGGAAAAGTCGGAACTCCCTTCCCTAGCGAGTTTTAAGCGTGTTCACTCACGATTCCTGCGCTTTTCAGCACGATAGCGTTTACCTATTCCGCCACACAAAACTTATTTATTTTGCCTTGCTTACAAAAGATATAATCTCTGGGTTGCGCTTGATTACTTCCATAAAACCCATACCCATGCGGTCAACTAAATCCTCGTTCTGCTCTTCTTCTTTAAGCATACCGACATTGTTGTTATACATAATGGCGTGAGTAATCTCATGCATTAGGGTTAATGATTTCATCTGGTTGGTCATATTCTTACGGATAAGTATGGCCTGATAATCTGGGTTAAACGCTCCATATGGAACTTCTTCATCCATCGGTCTGCCGATGGTCTTTTTTAATTCCGTATCGTCAACTTCCCTTACATCATAGGTATAACCACCTAGGTGAAATTCTTTAGGCAAACAAGTTTTCTTCGCTACCATTACTCCTCCAATTTGGGCAATAAAAAGAGAGTCCCACATAGGAACTCTCCTTGCCCTGCTTTTGTTATAAAGACAGGACAGCCATCTTTTTTATTTTTATAAAAGAATTAGTTTTTTGGCGTCCTGCCTCAACCCCTGCCACCGAAGCGGCTCAGGCAACCATATCCCAAAACTTGGCGGTTGTATTTCCTAGGTGCAACCGTTGCAGGATATGGCCGAGAATCGTATTTATATAAGGTGTATGGTTAGGCGAACACTATCTAACCTTTATCCTGCCGTTATCGCAGGTAACGCATATACACACCATTCTAAACGAATTAAGAGCAAGGCTACCAGATTTCAGGTCTGGGCGATGCCCGTATAAACTTGGCTTGGATAGATGGGCTCGAACCACCATTACAAGTTCCAAAGACTTGTGTCCTACCATTAGACCATATCCAAGTGGGAGGGGGGTCAGCGGAACTGGGGGGTGGGAAAGGGAAAAGCCCTCCGCAGACTTCTAGAAGAGAAAGTGTTGAAAT